GTTACAAACCAACATGGCACAAGCTCAGCAGCAGCAAAACCAAGCTGCCGCACAAGATCCTCTGGTTCAGCTACAACAGGCAGAGTTGCAGATCAAGGGTCAAGAAGTCCAACGCAAAGCTGCGAAGGACGCACAAGATGTTGCGCTCAGACAGAGTCAACAACAAATAGAACGCGAGCGCATTGCTACTCAAAAGCAGATAGACATGACTCGCATACAAGCCGATCTTGCAAAAGATCAAGTGGCTCACGCCAACCAGGGTATTACTAACCAGCAGCAGCAAGACTTGGAACATCGCCGCGTAGATGTGGATATCGCCAAGTCTGCGGCAAACCTACTAGGTAGAGGTGGCAATCAATGATTGATAAGTACCTACAACATCTGAGCTCCAAGCTTGATGACAGTGTTTTGCAACTCCAAATAAACATGGCCGACGGACTGGCCAAGGATTATGCGGAGTACAAAAAAATGTGCGGAGAGGTGAAAGGTCTACTCATCGCGCGTTCTTACATCAAAGACCTACAAGAAAGATTAATTAACAATGACGACGACGAGTAATGTTGACCTAATCAAGGCCGTGGATTTATCCAAAATCTTGAATACAACGCCTGAAGAAAAGGCAAAACAGCTCCCAAAACCTACTGGCTATCGCATTTTGTGCGCTATCCCAGAGGCTGAGAGCGCATTTGAAGAAAGTGAAATTGGCTTGATAAAGGCCGATGAAACCATGCGTAACGAAGAGCTGCTCACAACAGTTTTGTTTGTTGTCGATATGGGACCAGACTGCTACGCAGACAAAGCCAAGTTCTCAACTGGACCTTGGTGCAAAACGGGTGACTTCATTTTGGTTCGTCCAAATGCAGGTACACGCTTATTAATCCACGGGCGCGAATTTCGCATCATCTATGACGACAACGTCGAAGGTGTTGTAGAAGATCCACGCGGCATTAAACGTAAATAAGGAGCGCACATGAATACACCTTACAAATTTCCAGATGAGATTCAAGAGTCTGAAAAAGAAGTTTCGCCTGAACAAGACGAAGCTGATGAAAAGCTGGTAATTGAGATTGAAGACGATACCCCTGAGCAAGATCGAAATAAAGAGTCTTTGCCAGAGAAGGTAAAGCAAGAACTCTACGAAGACGAACTGGAAGATTACTCGACCAAAGTTCGTAAGAAGCTAATCCAGATGAAAAAGCTGGCTCATGATGAACGTCGTGAGAAAGAAGCTGCAATGCGCGAGCAACAGGAGGCTTTGTCTTTTGCCCAGAAGATGCTGGAAGAAAACAAGCGTCTTAAATCCAATCTGAATAATAGTGAAAAGAACGTACTTGCTACGGTTACTCAAGCTGTGCAGATGGAACTTGATGCAGCGAAGAAAGCCTACCGCGAAGCCTATGATTCTGGCGATACTGATCGAGTCTTGGAAGCCCAGGACAGATTAACTGATGCCAAGATGAAGGCAGACAAAGTTAGGAACTTTCGACCCCAGCCTTTACAAGAAGAAGAAACTGTAGTACAAACGGCACCACAGGCTCAGCCACAGTATCGTCCTGATCCCACTGCACAACAGTGGCAACAGAACAATCCTTGGTTTGGCGAAGATGAGGAAATGACCAGCTTGGCGCTTGGCCTCCATGAGAAGCTAAAGCGCGAAGGTGTTGCAGTCTCATCACAAGAGTATTACCGTCGAATAGACCAAACTATCCGCAAGCGCTTCCCAGAGAGGTTCGAAGCGGAACAAGAACCTGAAGAGCGTTCAGAAAAACGCACAAAACCAAGCTCGGTGGTAGCACCGGCTACTCGAACCACTTCATCGAAGCGGATCAAACTAAACACTTCGCAACAAAACATTGCAAAGAAACTTGGCTTAACTCATGAGCAATATGCTCTTGAAGTATCAAAAATGGAGGCCTAAGATGGCTGAAAACAGAAAACCCCGTGAGTTGGAAGAGCGTTTAATGACTGAACGTCCTAAGCAGTGGATGCAAGCCGAAACTCTTCCCGAACCAGACAAACAACCGGGTTACGTTTATAGATGGGTTCGTGTTTCAACTTTGAATGTTATTGATCAGCGCAACATTACCGGTAAACGCCGTGAAGGTTGGGAGCCAGTAAGTTCAGAGGAGCAACCGAAATTTCAACTGCTAACTGATCCAACCAGCCGGTTTTCCGGTCAGATTGAGATTGGTGGATTGTTGCTTTGCAAGTGCCCGATTGAGACGATGGAAGAGCGCAATGCTTACTATAGCAAGCAAACCAAAGCTCAAGCAGAAGCTGTAGACAACAATTTAATGCGTCAAAGCGACCCAAGGATGCCGATCTTCAATGATCGTAAATCTACGACTAGTTTTGGCAAAGGTGCTTAACTTTTTATAGGAGTCTTAAATGGCTTATCCCACCGTCAGCAAGACGTACGGGTTCAAACCAATCAACCGATTGGATGGACTACCATACGCCGGAGCGATCCGTCAAATCCCTGTAGCGCCAGCTTACGCGACCGCTATTCTCAACGGCGATACAGTTTCTATTAACACTAGCGGCTACATAATCGCTAAAACTACAACCAACTCTGGTGACAGCGTTGGTGTGTTGGTTGGATGTCAGTACGTTAACACTAACGGTCAAACCGTTCAGGCTCAGTACTACCCAGCCGCCACATCAACTTCTACAAACATGGCTTTTGCCTATGTTGTGGATGATCCTAACGCTGTGTTCAAAGTGGTTGCTACAAACGGTCAAACTACGACTCCAACCGCGTTTACCCGTGCAATCGTTGGTGCTAACGTGGCAATTTCTGTTGCTACTGGCAGCACCACTACTGGTGATTCCTATTATGGTATTGACGGAACTTCCGCTGACACCACTAATACATTGCCAGTTCGTGTAGTTGATGTTGTGCCTGATACAGCCACCGGTTTGCCTGGTGTCGCAGCTACAACTTACTACGAGTTTTTGGTCAAGTTCAACTTGCACCAGTACACCGATACCACCGGTATCTAAGGAGTAAGTTACTATGGCTATTTCACGCGCACAACTACTGAAGGAACTCCTTCCTGGTCTTAATGCTTTGTTCGGTCTTGAGTACGCTCGCTACGGCGAAGAGCACAAAGAGATTTACGAAACAGAGACTTCTGAGCGTAGCTTTGAAGAAGAGACAAAACTGTCTGGTTTCTCTGCCGCACCTGTCAAGAACGAGGGCTCAGCCATCGCTTATGACAATGCACAGGAAGCATGGACTGCTCGCTACAACCACGAAACCATCGCTTTGGGCTTTAGCTTGACCGAAGAAGCAATCGAAGACAACCTCTACGATTCTTTGTCAGCTCGCTATACCAAAGGTTTGGCCCGTGCTATGGCGTACACCAAGCAAGTCAAGGCTGCTAACGTGTTAAACAACGGCTTCTCCAGCAACTACTTAGGTGGTGATGGTGTAGCTTTGTTCTCCACCGCGCATCCTTTGGTTTCTGGTGGCACTAACAGCAACACCCCATCTACTCAAGCCGACTTGAACGAGACTTCCTTAGAAGCCGCCGTTATCCAGATCGCTGCTTGGACTGATGAGCGTGGTCTGTTGATCGCCGCTAAGCCTAAGAAGTTGATTATTCCACCAGCACTCCAGTTCGTAGCAACCCGCTTGCTCGAAACTAAGTTGCGCGTTGGAACAAACAACAACGACATTAATGCTCTCGAGAACAATGGCTCAATCTCCGAAGGTTGGACCATTAATCACTTCTTGACAGACGTTAATGCTTGGTTCTTGACTACAGACGTACCTAACGGTATGAAGCACTTTGTCCGTATGCCTTTGTCAAATAGCATGGACGGAGACTTTGATACTGGTAACGTCCGTTACAAGTCACGCGAGCGTTATAGCTTCGGCTACAGCGATCCACTGGGTATGTTCGGATCTTCTGGTTCGTTCTAAACAGCGGTAAAAAAGGGGGGGCTTCGGCTCCCTTTTTCATTGACATCATTTAAATATGGTGTATATTCCATTCATCTGGGAATTCACTCTTGTTGCCACTGGCCCAGCAGACGATGCAACGATTAACAAGAGATCTTTTGCATAAGGAAAATTTATGGCACGCGCAACCTTTGAAGGCCCGATTTTAGCGGGCGACTCACGTTTTGGTCCTCTTCGTAACGTCGGCTATGTTGATTTGGCTCAAGAGACAAGCATTGTTTTAACAAACACAACCAACGCAACTGCTGGATACGGCGGCGCTTCTGGTCAATTTGTTAACGGCAATCAAATCCCTAACCAAAACGCAACTGTTTACACCCCATCTTCTTCTACATATCCTCCTGTAGCAGCAACAATCACTGCTGATACAGTGTCTACAACTACTGGTACTTTGTATCGTGGCGTGGTGTTCTATTTACCTTACGGCTCTAACCTCAATGACTTCTTGTTGGATACCAATGTGGCTATCACTTTGAACAACGGAACCGTTGGCACTGTGACCGCTAAGATGGGTAACGCTTTCAACGACACTACCTACGGCAACGTCTCATCAATGAACGCTGCAACAGGCCGTAACACTATCGCCCAAACAGGCGCGCAGCTGTTATCTTGTAATGCAACTACTGGTGATATCA